GTTTGTTGTGCTAAACGCGCTTGCTCTAGCGCACGCGCTTGCTGTTGCTGTGATCCTAATAGTCCTGCTTCTTGTTGCATTCGAGCCTGTTGCAAATTTCTTTGTGCTGCAATATCTTGACCTGCTAAACCAGCCTGTTGACCCAATCTAGCTTGTTCTAACGCACGTTGTTGTTGCGACTCGAATCCAGTTAATCCAGCTTGTTGACCAAACTGCGCTTGTTGTAAGGCTCGTTGTTGTTCTTGCTCTGCACCAAATATGCCAAGCTGTTGTTGTCTAGCTAAGTCAGATTGAGCAGCTTGTTGTGCTTGCTCGAATCCAGACTGTCTTAACCCGGCAGATGTTCTAGCCATTTGTTCTACAAAAGGTTGTTGTGATTCAGACTCTAATAAAGCAGATCTTGAGCCACCAAATGCACCAGCACCAATTGCCCGGGATTGAGATTGTCCTCTAGCTAAATCCGCTTGTCGCTGAATGTCAGCCATAGATTGATCGATCACTTGCTGTTGATAGGGTGATTGATATGCACCTATATTTTGGCTTAATAAACCTTGAAATTGAGGGGCTTGCACATTGCCTATTTGGGCGGCTTGTGGGCCTTGAATGTTCTGTATGGTCGCACCACCGAATGTCGGCATTGATTGTATGGTTGCAGCAGTAGGTGCGCCAACTTGACCAATCTGGGCAGTTGTTCCTGATACAGGTCTAATGGTTGGTGTTTGTGCTGTGGCTAATGCTTGTAAGCCAGCGCGAGGATCGTATTGCTGAGAAGCACCCACCATTCCCCTGGTTGATTCAAACTGTCTTAACTGATCTGGGTTAAATCCAGCAACTTGTGCGCCTGTGTATGGGATAAACTCTTGTTGAGAAATTCCTTTACCAAGACCATAAGCCTCTTCGTACATTTGCTTTTGCCATTCTGGTAATTTCTGTGTTGATGTGTTTGATCCTTTGCTCATAATTCTTTACTTATTAAATGTTCTGATTTAAAGCCTAAGTGGCTTATTTTTTTTAACCATCCTTTTCTGCCACCGCCATATATTCTTTTACATCCAGCGGCTTTAGCAAATGCTTCTAAAGATGGCAACATATTCTCTAACTCCTTGTAGTTACCACCACAAAACAGCAAGTTCATCGCTGTGTTCTGGGGGAATACCACGAATTCAGTTATCATAGCCGACTTCTTAGCTGGCCATAAATGGAATATTCCATGCCTTATTTTATCTTCAATATCGCCTATTGTATAGGAATCTTGATGTTTGATCGCTTTTGCTATATATGGTTTACAGCGTTCCCATTGAACTTCCCAGTCTTCTGGTGCTTTCTTGATTGGTGTAACTTTATTAGTCGCCTTTTCCATACTCTACAATACTCGCATAAACAGTTAAATTACCAGCACGATTAGCTTGTACCTTTAAAACATCGCCTTGATGGATAATAATACTTTTACTTAATAGCTCTTCGGTGCTGTAAGCTCCAATCGTAAACTCTTTAAATAGGTTATACACTGTCGCTTCATGCGTGACATTCACAGTAATGTCTGTTGCATTATTGTCATGGTCACATACCAAGATAGACTGAATAACAGAAAAATCAAAATCACCACCGCTAGGCGATGTGTAGAGTGTTGTTAAATCTGTGGTTGTGAGTATCACATGAGCTGTTTCTGCTCTTTGGATGTACTGTCTTTGTGAGGATAGATCCATTATCTTTTACCTCTTTGTTTAACATCTAAGCGGATATTACCCACTTGAAAGTCTTGTGTGGTACTGCCTGTCACAGTCATCTGTACTTGTCTTGCTGTGAATCTCGCGTCAGTATAACCACTACTTTCAAAGGTAAATGATCCAAAGTCCGTTGTAGGGCCTAGTGGAGTAAATTTACCTTTGAAACTAAGGGTGACACCTGGAAGGCTGTTAGCTTCCTCGTCTGGTAGTATTTGATTGCATTGGACATAGTTGTCGCCATTACCTATTTGGATAGGCCCAGAGGTCGCAAATGGAACGGCAGAGCCTAAATTCGGTGAGTTGCCTAGCACAGTTGATTCGTGCTGATAAATAAACCCAGCGTTGTCTGCTGAAGTTGGGAAATCAAAGACACCTTGGTCAACCCAGCATCCTCTATCTAGCTCACCAATAGACCAAACATTTTCACCATAATTCCAAATTACATATTTGTTTGGTGAGTATTGACCTTCACCGCTTGGGAAGCCAAACCATATTTCGTTGAAGTTAGAGTTGTGTCCACCCCAACAAGCTGCTCTGCCTGGAACATTAAGTTGATCGTAAACATAATCATGCACATCGCATGGTATTTCTCTCACTGTACCATCGTAAACAAAGATGGAGTTTTCACCCATCCATGATAAGAAGTTACCAGTTGGAACAATAGTTCTTACGCTGACTGTTTTACAGTTAGTACCTGCATCTGCAATACCATAAACAAAGGGTGAACCTGCATAGAACATTCTGCTGATACCAGTGTCACTAAAGATAATGATGTCGTTACCAAACGAAGCTGCAGCTATAGCTCGACCACCTGTAGGGATTTGTAAATCACCTGCGGTGTTGGTTGCTTTAGATGTCCAGTTGGTGTTGTCTTCTCTGTTAGACCAAGCAATCTTTCTTGGATCTCCGCCTGATCCTATGGCAACTAAATGCCTTTCGTTGGTCACAATAATGGCTTGGTTGCCTGTAGGCGCGTTGGGTACAACTACCGCGATGGTATCGGCTGTACTACCTGAATTTGGTTTCCATTGATAAATCTTACCATCGCCAGAGAAACAGAAGTTGAGGTGTTCACCCCAATTATCAAAGGAGAAATGACCTGAATCTAAAGGCAATCCTGATTGTGAACGCGCATCACCATAGTCTTCTACGTTGTAATGGTATGCACCATAACCAAGAGGATCGTTAGAGGCATCATTCACAAAGCCGACTGGTGTGATATCAGTCCAGGTGTTGTCGTATAAGACGTAAACTTTTTCTCTTGTACCAACCGCAAGAATGGGTTGACCGAGATTATCGTTGTAGGCGTACATCCCAATGGGTGCGCCATCTAGTGCTGTTTGTTTGAGTTTTGTCCAGCCACCTATCGGTTTAAGGTAGCCATTTTCAAAGCGAACTAAATTCCCATCAACCCAACGGCCTTTGTTGCCGTAGTCAGTGCCATTTTTAACTATGCCAGCGGGGGGTGTGATTGGGAATAGTGCCATTCACTTAACTTACTAAAGTCTTAGTTACCGATGTAGGTGTGATCTGTCCTGCAATGTTTGCATCAAGACTATCTTTTAAAGATTGCACTTGCTCTTCACCCATTGCACCTTCAACCCAGCCTTGCACCTCTGCTGAAGTTACGCTATCAAAGTCTATAAAACCTGATAAGTCTGAAGTGTCTAACACTTGAGTGCCATAAACACTTGCTGTGTAGGGATTGCCCTCTGCATCTACTTGTGTGTCTACAGCGTTTAGTCTCCAATGTACGTTATAAATTACGTTTGTTTGTTCTTCGTCTGTTGGGTATACGTCTACAGTTGAGACGTCCCAGTTATATGATATTGCCATCTATGCGTTCTCCAGTGTTGTGATTCTTGCTTCTAGTTCTTGTATTGTTTTAACAAGCAATGGCACGAGTTTTGCTTGATCTATGCCTTGATAAAAGTCTTGCGTATGTGAAGCTGCCCATGTGGTATCTGCATCATATGTTCCATCTTCTTTACCTGCTAACCATTCTTCTTCAGCAACATTATCTGCTATGTAATTACCATAAGAATTTACGACTGCATTAGTTTTTGTTTCAGTAGCATCTTTTTCACCACTAATAGCTTCAGGAACTATGCCCTCAACTTCGTGTGCTAAAAATCCATCAACCAATGTATTTGATTCGTCTCTAATCCAATTAAATCTAGCAGGTTTGAGTTGTTTTAATCTAGTTGTAGCATCCCATGTGTAATCTACATTTTCTTTTAACCTATAATCAGATGAGGTTACATATGAAGTTGTGTTTCCCACAGGGTTGTTTGTTATGTACCCAACTCTTTGACCTTGATAATCAATAAAATCTACAACATAAAGAGTAGATGCAGTGCCTGTTGTATAATACCTCTGACACCAATTAGCTGTGTCTGAACCAGTAGCTAAAACATTAAGAGTGCCACCTCCAGAGGTAGTTCCAATATAAGCAGTACCTGATAGGAGTAGGTTTTTAAAGCGATAAGAAGGTGATCCAATATCTACAGTGTTATCAAGCCTACCACCAGTATTGTTAGATGGCTCAATTTGAGTGCCATTTATTAAAAATCCATGTGAATTACTTGCATAATAAGTAGTACCACCGAAAGTACCAATATTACCTACGGCTGTGCCGTCTTTGTACAAATTTATAATGCTTCCATCAGAAGTCAGGCGGTTTAGATATAAAGTAGGCGAGGCACCTTCAGTTACTTGGATATAGCCCAAAGGGTTAATTGAGATACCTTCTGTAGATAAGTCTTGTGCAGTCTTACCCACCAACACGTTGCCTGATGAGTTTATGCGCATGCGTTCTGTGTTATTAGTGCTAAAAATCATACTAGCATCTTCTCTTTGTATAATATATGCAGTATCACCAGCTACAGCTAATTCAAAACCATTTTCAGCAGATGTTCCTGTGGTTGAATTACAAAGCTGTAAAACAGGAGAAGTTGCATTTATAGATAAGTTTCTAGCAGGCGAAGTAGTACCAATTCCCACGTTGCCAGATGTGTCTATGGCTAGTCTATTAATACTATTTGTAGAAAATAACATTTTGTCATTGCTGTGTTCATAAGCGATTTTTCCTGCA